CATTGAATTCAATATACGAGAGGGTCATACAAAATTCGGCACCCTTAGTTCACGTATACAAGACGATGAGACGTTAGATCCGTTGACTCGTTATTTATTATCAGATGTACTTTAAACTGAGTATATTATTAATTGGAGGAAAGAAGTAAATGCTTCAAATACTAAGTAGCTTAAACCTGGTCACAAGAATGGATCTCGCAGCTAGTGCTGCAGTTCTAGCTTCTGGTGTAACAGGTACCTGGGTTACAATAGATTCCGCAGATCACGTAGATTTCCCTACAGTGAGTGGTGTATTAGCATTCCCAATTTGGTCAGAATCTAATAGAGATGGTAGTGCTGGTTTTTCACCAGATATTCACTCTACTGGAAACGTTACAGTTATCTACGGTAAATTACGTGGTGTAACAGATCAATTTGTAGGATCACCAGCAGTAGGAACGGCTCTATATGTAAACACAGAAGGAAAATTATCAGCAGCAGGCAGTGATAGCACAAATGCAGTAGTAGCTTATTGCACAAAGGCATCACATAGTGTGACTTATCTAAGCGCACCTTTCACAGCGATTGAATTCGTAACTGTATAACGGAGGGTTATATAATGGAAAACATTAGTGCAAATACGATAAACGAATTGTTTATCCAAAAGCTAAACTCTCCTGAAGGTCTTGAAAAAGTTGCTCAAGAGGGTTCTTCTTTTATTCGTCAAAAACTGCGTGAGGTATCGTTCGCAAGAAAGATAATTCAACCAGAGTATGTAACAAAAATGGATCTACAGAGATCTGTAAACCATGATGGTATGGTAAAAATAGTTGACATCGAGCCAGATTCAAAGGCTATGATTGTTAACTTCCGTGGTAACCCCACAAATAACTATGTAATGGGTGAAAGATATGAGATCCCATTCTTCTTCGTATCAAGTGAAGACTTTCAGAAAACAGAAGAAGGGCTTTTAGCTTACGATATGCCTTTAACAGAGGTAATCGAGAAAAATTCTGTTCTAGATATTCAGGAGATTGAAGATACTGCATTCTTATCACAGGTAGATGCAGCTATCACTATTGAAGTAGCAGCTGGAAATCAGACACATGTGTCTGGTCTATATGCTACATCTGGTGAAGTTGGATCAATCGTAAAGAAAGATCTTAAAGCATTGTTTGATACATTAGATGGTAACAGACTTCGTGCAGAAGTTATTCTAATGGACGCTACAATGTTCAATAGTCTCTTCTTATATGATGCAACTACAGCGGGTGATGCAGTTAGTGCAGAAACTCATGTTAATGGATATTCATATTCTACATTATTTGGTCGTAGATTAATTGTTTCTAACAAATCTGATTTGTTAACTAACACAATCTATGTATTCACAGCTCAGGAGTTCTTAGGTAACTTCTATATCTTGAATGACACTAAATTCTGGATTGAAAAGAAAAAGAATATTATTTCATGGGCAGCTTATGAGACAATTGGTATGGGTATCGGGAACACGAAGTCCTGCGGTAAACTAACTTTATCATAAGTTAAACGAAGATAATTAAGGGCCTGGCAACAGGCCCACTTTTTATGTCAACAGGAATATATAAAATATCAAATAAAATTACAGGGGATTATTATATAGGTTCCGCAGTAAATATTGAACGTAGATTTTATGAACATAAAAATAGTTTAAGATCAAAGTAACATGTGCCAGGTGTTGAAAGGGACCTTAAAACAGCACAAAGGATGGAAAAAAGCATAATGAGTTGAGTACAATATATTTCGAGGCCAGTCAATGACTGGCCTTTTTTGTATATATTCTTGACTATAAAAGCAATTATTGATATATTAAATAGTAAAAATATTTTTAATTAGTCCAACAACAGATAATGTGTATAGACGAGACAGAACATAATGGTAGGAGTTAAATTAACACACGGGGTAGGCAAAAATATTCTGACCTGGGTCTTGGGTCTGTTGGTCAAGTAATATAACAAGCTGTAAAAGAACTAATTAAAATGGTATCTAAAATAATTAAAATGGTATCTAAAATAACTAAACAGATTTCAAATAACTGATGGAACTAGTAAGATTTAACTCGTCAATAACTAAATCTATAGATTATATTTCTAATATAGAAAGAAATATAATTTGGACTAGTTATATTACGAATTCAATAATAAAAAAAATCTTTAATATAAAGAATTAAATATATAATCTCAAAGGTGTTTTAAATGGGGAAAATTTATGTAGGTCAAACTGCACTTCGTTTTGAGTTAACTACAGGTATAGATGTAACTGGTGCTGTTTGTAGTGTAAAATACAAAAAACCAGATGGTACAGTTAACACATGGTCTGGAATAATATCTGATCCAGATACTGGGGTTTTTTATTATGATGTTCAGGCAAATGATTTAGATCAACCAGGAGATTGGGTAATGTGGGCATATGTAGTTTTTCCAGATACAACATTTGCTCCTGGAGAGCCGACTACTATCGAAGTATATGAGGAGGGTAAGTAAATGGCAGATACAGTTTTTACAGTAACAGATGATGAAACTATTCCAGCTGCAGATCGTCCTTATGTAAACAGACTTCGTAGATTTCTTCAGGATCAAGTAGTGCTTAATACTTTAGATCAGGCACAAGAATCTACAAATACAGATTTATATTTTGCCCTGCAAGATTCACTTGATGAGATAAATATCACAGGACAAGTTACCACTTATATGGCTTTTAGTGATGTACCATGGAGTTTACTCAAGCTCGGTGGAGTTCTGAATATACTTACATCACAGGGTATTTTGTCTGCAAGAAATCAACTCACTTATAATGATGCTGGTGGTATACAGGTATCAGATATTGATAAGTACGGAAGATATGTAAATTGGTTTAATGTTTTAATTAATAAATATCAGCGTGGTATAATACAGTGGAAAATTACAAAAAATGTGGATGATGCCTATGGTGAAATTCCATCTGAGTATGTAGATCTTGGTGATATCTAATGTTAATTTTAAGTTCTCTAGAAGTATCAGTACCTGATGGACAAAGTTTATACTTGAGTTGGGATTTTCAACCAGATACAGATCTGATATCTGACTATGAAGTAAATATTTATAGATCAGAATCACCTGTAGATGATATATCTCAATATGATCTTATTGCTTCTGGACTTAGTGCTAATCTATATAGTTATCATGATACCAGTGTAAATCAATTATTAGATCTGGGACGACCCTGGTTTTATAAGCTAGGTATTTATGAAACTACAGTTACAGGACTTATAAGTTATCAGCCAGATCCAGCAGTTTACCTGAAGGATGAAGTACCCGATAGAGTCTTTCGTGAAATAGTCAGACGTAAGAATATTAACTTGCAGAATACTAGATTTTCTGGAAGAGATTTTCAGGTAATCAAGCGTCGTACATGGGGAACACATTGTAATGCTTGTTGGGATGAATCACTTCAACGCTCAACTGATTCTAACTGTCTTGTATGTTATGGTACGGGATGGATTAATGGATATTATGATCCAATATCGGTAAGAGGTATGAAAAATCCCAGTCCTAAATTAAATCAAATAAATATGTTTGGTGAATGGAAACCAAGTGATAGTTTACTCTATATGCTAGGTTACCCACCATTAAAGCCAAGAGATATTATAGTAGATGATAATAATCATCTTTGGACAGTTGTTCAGGTACGTACCATAGAAAGACGGGGGTATATAGTAGAACAAAATGCTCAAATTGCTTCTCTTGCACAAGATGAACTTTTATATAAACAACTATTATAATGGCAGTAGAATTATTATTAAAAAATGTCAGTGATGTACACCCAGATCCTAACATAGATCGTGTATCATCACTCAAGCGTGGAGATCTTGTTTACACAAAATAACAATGGTGATGCAATGACTACTACTGCTGTATTAATGGTTTACTTAAAATGATATACTTGAGGAAAATTAATGTATACTTATAATAGAGAATATTTTTTTAATTGTTATAGAATTACTTTTGGAAAATTAACTGCAAAAAAAGTAAAAGCACTCGAATTTTTACTAACTAAACTAGAACAATCCGAAAGAGTAGACTCTAACCAGAAACGCGCTTATACTCTTGCTACGATCAAGTGGGAAACAGCAGATACTTTTGAACCTATTACTGAGTATGGATCAAAAACATACTTGAAAAGTAAAAAGTACTGGCCTTATATAGGTCGAGGATATGTTCAACTTACTTGGGCAGAAAACTATAAGAAGTTTGGAAAAGCTATTGGAGTAGACTTATTAAATATTCCAGGTTTAGCAAATGATCCTGATGTTGCTTGGAGAGTATTAGAAGTAGGCATGACTGATGATTATGAAACTCAAGAAATAGAAAAAACTCTAGATCCTAATTTTACTTCTAGTACTCTAGAAGATTATTTTGATAATGGTAAATGCGACTATGAAAATGCTAGGAAAATTATTAATCCAAAAGATTACAAGAGTTACAAGCCTATTGCTGAAATGGCAAATAAATTTTATACTTGTCTTACAGGTAGTATTATTACAGATAAAGATATTCCAGAGGCACGAGGGTAATTTATGAAATTGTGGGAAAAAATATTCAATGGTGCCTTAGTGGCAGTTTTAGTTGGTAGTGTTTCGTGGTTTATTATAAATGAATATAATAAATTTAATGTGTCCACATATGATATACCAAAAGAGGTTATAGTAGAACCAAATAAAATTGATTGGTCACCGCTTATTCCTGCAGTAAGTAGTATAACTTTATTTTTCTTACGATATTTTTTAATTGAAAGAAAAACTAAAAAGAAACTTAATAAAATTCCTCTATATGATCATCTCATGTTTGACACAATAGAGGATATTATTTCAAATGATATAATGCATAGAACATTTGGATCAGAGGGAAGAACTGAGGCCATAAGAACAATGATACTAGTTCAACTAGATACATATAGAGAAAGCTTTAAGTCATTTGTACAAGATAATCAAGAATTCGATGATTTACACGATTTTAGAAAAAAACTAAGAGCTGCAATATTTAAAATGCAGGATGAAACAATCAAGAAATGGAGAGAAAGATTACTACCTGAACTACTTATTGTAAAATATAGTGATTTATACAAGCAAAGAATAGATTTATTACTAGGAGATGTGTTAGCAGTTACTTTGACAAACACGGATCCTCTAGAGGCTCTAAATGCCTTTTTTAATGAGGCTAGAATAGTTTTCATGACTGGATTACAAGATGATGCAATTATGGCTTTACGAGCTATGAATGGAGAACTAAATGGTCTAACATTTAATGGTAAAAAGCTATGAAAAGTATAGTTAATAAAACAAGCAATCAAACTTTAAATGAAATTAAGTTTGAAGAACAATTACTACAAAATTATGAATTTTATAAATCAGCATTTGAATTATCTAAGGATCCAAAATTAGTTCTTGAAGATTGTGTAATCATCAGATTTAATCCAATCACTATGTCTTTTTTTGAATGTGATAATCCTAATTTTTTATTTCAACATAAACTATCAGAATTTTTACCAGGTAATTTAACTGAAGATGGAGTTATTAAAAATAAGTGTGAAGGCAATATTTTAATTGAAACAAAAATTTTAACATGTTCAAATAAATGGATACCAGTAACAATTAATTTTGATACTATTAGGAAAAATGGAAAAATGAGAACTATAGCAACAATTCATAATATTAGTGAAATAATTGAAGCCAGAAAAAATTTAGAAGAGGGTCAAGAATTTATCTACAAGGTTATGGATAATTTACCTATTGGTATAGGAGTTAAATCTATAGGTAATAAAACCGTAAAATATATGAATGAAAATTTTTGCAAAATTTGGGGATGGCCAAAAAGTATAGTGAGTGATTTTGATTTATTTTTTGAAAAGGTCTATCCAAAACCAGGAGAAGCAGAACATGTAAAGGCTATGGTTTTACAAGCTCTTGCAAAAGAAAATTTTGCCCATTGGGAAATGGTAAAGATACTAGATGAATCTGGAAATGATAGAATAATAGACATAACAATGTTTCTATTACCAGATCAAGATAGTATGGTTACTATGATTCAGAATGTTACTCAAGAGGTAAAAGACCGTGCATGGTTAAAAGTAAAAAGTGAAGCTGTAAAGGCACTTCCACATGGAATTGTAATTACTGATAAAGATGGAAGGATTCTTTGGGTCAATCCAGCATTTGTTAAAGAATATGGATGGGAACTTTCAGAAATAAAAGGACATACACCTAGAATACTTAAGTCAGATGAATATAATTCAGAGTTTTATTCAAATATGTGGGATACTATTTTATCTGGAAGGATCTGGAAAGGTAAAATTGTAAATAAACGAAAAGATGGGAGTATATTAGAAGATAGACAAATTATTGCTCCAGTACGTGCTGGAGGGGCAGAGATAACTCATTTTATTGCAATAAAAAACTTAACTGAGCAAGAACTTGACTATAATGCAAAATAACAATATATTCTAATAAACCATGAGATTAAAATACACATTGAAAAGGGCTGCAAAGCCAAGTGAGGATATTCAAACAGATCGAAATATTGTAGAATATGTTCGAAAAACTATTCAAAATAAACATCCTCGTGAGTTTATAGAGCAGGATTTGGGTACAGATCCAATTCCAGTAAGAGATTTTCTATTTAAGCAACTTGAGGTATAATGCAATTATATAACCCCTATAATAACATAAACTTGTGGATTAAACACACATTTTTAAGTTTTGCTCAAGGATACTTTTCAATAGACAGTAAATTTACTTGGAATAGTAATCCTCAATTAACTAAGGTTATTATATCAGATAAATTTGCAGTGGATCTCGGAGTTATAGAAAAGAAACCAGCTATAGTATTATCGAGAGGTAGTTATGGTTGGACTGATACAGTACGAGGACAAGATGGTACTAACTCTGTGTTATCTAATAAAAGAGTAGATACTTTAATACCAGCCCCAAGTGCAAATAGATGGGGAAATCTTGTGCTAACAGATTTACTTCGTGGATCAGTAACTTATAACGTTATTTCAAAGAATGGCATAGAGGCAGAAGAACTGGCTAACAAATTATTTATTGCATTAAGTGGATACAAGCAAGAACTTAGAAAATATGGTATTCACAAAACTATGGGTCTGACTATAGGAGATGAACGTACAGTAAAAACAACCTCTGAAATTGAGGCTATGGGTGTAACAGTAAGTTTAGGATTTGTTGCACAACGAACAATAGAAACTGCTGAAGATTTAAATAATATAGTAGTAAATTATAACCTTGAAAAAGAAACTACAACTGGAACAACTATTGTACCAATACGTGCTTATGAAAATATTGATTATACTGTAACAAATAATGGTACACGAGTAGATTTTGTTTGGCCAATAACATCTGGAGTATTATCTTTAGATATTAGTTATTATGATGAAACACAAGGATTACCTTGGACAGAAGAAATATTAGTTCCGTCAGGACTAGATTTTATTCAGGCACCAGCATTTGAATTGTCAGGTGCTGTCCATGGATATTATGTTTTAACTGAAAAAATAATTGTAAGTGGAATAACTTCAATATCTGGTTTATCAGATCCTGAAGATCCTTTTATAGTTATTACAAATTAGTTCAATCCCTAAAAAGGAGAAATATGAATAAACTATCAGAACAAATAATTATGCTAAGCTTTGTAAATGAATTAGACAAGCAAGCAGGGTTTGATACTTTAGTAGAAGTTTTGAAGAATGTGGATTTGGTCGCAGGAACAAAAGGCATCAGGGAAGGTTTGAAAGTCCTTGAGAAACATAAAGAAGCCTTGTCTGCAGTATCAAAAGGAGCCTTAAAGAAACCCGTTCAAGTAGAAACTTATGGTAAGGGTGTAGGTGGCGTCGAAAAGTTCGTTTTAAAAGAATTAGGAAATACAGCACATGCATTACGCAGAGTTAGTGAAGGAGTAGGTAAGGGGCAGACATTTGGTAAAAATGTGTCTACCGTTGCTAAAAATTTTGGTCACCTACTTGGTGATCAAATAAGAGGTGCAAGATATAAAACTTTATCTCCAGATAAAGTAGTATTAACTGGTCCTGGCGGAACACAAATAAAGGGACAAGGTATATTTAAAAAATATAAATCTTTTGATAGATCCATCGTCGGTAAAACTACTAGCGGAGATTATATTGTAAAAAAGAGAAAAGCTGCTGTCCCATTTGCAATGGCTCTAACTCCCGCAGGATATGGTGCTGGAACCCTTTTATTGGGCTCTGGAAAACAGAACGAGACACCTGTATCTAGAACAGGTGCAGCCGTTAAAGAAACGGTAATGTGGTCACTAGTACCCCCTGTAGCTCAAGCAAAATTAATTTCTGATATGTTAAAATAATTTATTGGAGGATATAAAATGGCATATGTAAAACCCGGAGTTGAAATTGTACAAGAAGCTAGATCAACTACTCCTGCGTTAATTACTCCAGATCTTATGGGTGTACTTGTTGGTAATGGTTATTACTGGCAGGATCCATCTATAGATACGTCAATAGTAGTAGGAACAACTTATGATGGAACATCAACTCAAGTTGCACTTAGTGGTATCAATACTATATTTTATGATGTAACTGGATTAGAAGAATTAGTAGTAGTAGATTTAATTACAATTTCAGGCAATGGAATAGGAGATGTAACTCATTTAGTTTACACAGATGATTACACAGTAGCCAATAATACAGTAACTATATCAGCAAATGTAGCATACCAAAGTAATTTATACCAGATTAGAATAGGATACTTGGCACTCAAGAATTCAAGCGACTATGGTTTTAAAACACTTTATTCATTAGCTGATATAGAAGAAACAATTGGCGAGCCAGTATCTTGGAATCCATTAGCATTTGGTGCACGTTTAGCTATGTTAAATTCTGGAAGAGAAGTTAATGTAATAAACGTATCTGGTGTAACTGAAAATGATATGGAACAAGGTCTTGAATTATTAGGTACTCGTGAAGTTTATGCAATTGCACCAGTTACCCATAACTTGGGTATTGGAACAATGAAAACTCATGTAGACTTATATTCATCGGCTTCATACAAGAAAGAAAGAATTGCAATCATGAATCAGGACCTTTCAGGTTTCTGGGCAGGAACTGCATTTTCAACTGATAACACAGAAAAAACAACAACTGTAACATCTATAAGGGATGCAAATATTGCCTATCTAGATAGACGAGTGGTAATCACACATCCTGATGTAGCATACATTACAGAAACACGTCATATTAGTACAATCAGTCCGACTTGGATCACTAATAGTTTTACACCAACTTCTGCAGGCTTTGCATCTTATGGTCTGAAAGCTAAGTTTGCTTTTGATGCTTTTATCAATGGCAAGAAATATAAAGCTGATACAGAAATAACAGAAACTATTTGGGCAGAAGTACGAGATGCTGGTTGGGCAGGTGGAGATGGAATGGTAACTGTAAAAGTTCCTGTTCCAGGATATTATTATCCTGCATTAGTAGTAGGTCAGGTTATTGGAGAGTTCCCAGAACAACCTTTAACTAATTTACCAACTACAGGATTAGAAGAAGTATATGGTTCATCTGATTATTATAATGAAGCTCAGTTAAATCTTTTAGCTGAAGGTGGAACATACATTATGGTTCAAGCTAATCCTAATGCTCCTGTAGTATCAAGACATCAGTTAACTACTGATATGACACAGGTATCAAAGAGAGAGTTAAGTATTGTAAAGGCACTTGATTATGTAGCCAAATTCATAAGAAAATCTATGTCACCATACATAGGTAGATACACAATCACTCCAGCATTCTTAAAACTTGTTAATTCAATATTAATAAGTATCTCCTTATATCTGACCCGTGAAGGTAGAATTGCGGATATGAAAATACTATCAGTTGCTGTTGATGATATCGCACCAGATACTATCAAAATAACAGTGGATATTAAAGTTAAGTATCCAGTTAATTATATTAAAGTAACCTTATTATTCTAAGGAGGAATAACATGGCAATTGTAAAAACAGGTGTAAAAACATTACAAACATGGATAGATAAGTTTACCAATGATCATGCACAGCCTCTTGATACAACAGCAGGAGATTTCTTATCTTCTGAAGCAGTGGTATTGCTGTCAGGTCCACCAAAATTGGATAGCGCGATCACTCCTACTAACTTAATACCCATTGGATTAGTACAGAATGTGCAGGTAACCCAGGCAAAACAGATTCAACAGCTGTTTGAAATAGGATCTAAATTACCATTCTTTATTCCTGGAAGAACTACTGTTCAGGTTGGTATGGCTAGAGTTCTATTTGATGGACCTTCATTAATGCAAGCTCTGTATGTGTATAATGACGGAGCTAGTGAATTATATATTCCTGCTATTAGTGGGGATATTGGTACAGCTACATCTAACCCAGGTCAACCGTATAATACGGCTGGAGAAGATCCAGTACTTATTGGAACAAAAGAAGGTGGATTTGAAACTACAAATAATGCAGAATTCTTTATCAATTTGGCATCAGAATTCTTCAATATACCACTTGGTCTAGGTTGTGTATTATATGATATGCAGCAACAGGCTTATGGTGGATTTTATCTTGAAGAGTGTTATATCCAATCTCATAGATTCTCTGCATCAGCTCAACAAACAGTACTTATGGAAGATGTTGGTATTCGTTGCACAGCATTAAGACCTATTAGTATTGATGAGCTTGGTGGAAGTTCACAAGGCACAAGTGCTTAATTTATTTTTAAGCTAAAAAATAGAAATGGGGGGCATAGCCCCCTATTCTATTACTTAAAAGCCTGTGCCATCTTTATGGGGTCAATAAATCCATGACAAAACTCATCTACTACTTCTTTTAATCTAGGAACATCAATAGCAGTTAAAGTTACATCTGCAGGATAATTTTCTAATTCAGCCTCAGAAGGATGATTAGGATCTCTATCATCTGCAATATATTGAGAACCATCAATATTAGTTCTAACAACTTTAATATAATAACCACCATTAAGTCTAAGAGCTTCAACTTCATTTTTAAATCTTGTGTCAGGAATTAAAATATATCCATCCTTTAAGTTTTCAGCAATAGACTTAGTTTTTTCTATTGTAAGATTAACCCAATATTGTGGATCACAATGTCGTCTACGATAATTTGTACCCCAGAATTGAAGTATTTCAGGATCCTTTTCAGTCATACCTTGATATTCATTTATATTTCTATTTACAAAAATCTGATGTAAGTATGGATCTTCTAAATTAGATATAGCATGTCTAGCACCAGTATTTTTATCTGCAAGTACAGTATAATATGTTTTTTCAGAAGTTGCAAATTCTTGTATAATGAGAGGGTAGGGTGAATCGGAATTAGTACACTCTTCATATACTCCATCTGCCCAATGTATAATTTCTACATTACCTAGTTTTTCTTTCAAGTAATTAGCTACGGTATCTTTTCCATTTCTGGCTCGATGTCCAAAACCAATCAACATCACATTAGGATAATTAATCATGATTATTTTTGATTAAATCTTTTAATTCAAGAACTTCTTGTAAAATCAAATTTAATTTTTTACTGTCAGTTGACATCATTGCATATTCATAATCACTTAATAATACTAAATGTTTTTTTTCATTATAAGCATCCTGCATAATTTTATGAAAATCAGTATCTATGGGTCCAACACATTCACAAATCATTTCAACTGATCTTGTACCTGTAGCAGGAGTCCGATTCATAGAAATAGATTTGGGTAAAAATTTTATTAATGTATCCAATGTTTTCCCACCTTTGGCTTTACTTCCATAGGAACAGAATCAGCATAATGATTAAAAGCTTTTATCATTTCTTCTTCAGTAGCTTTTTTAACTTCTTCTGTATGTTCAGGAGCAACTTCAACTAGTATTTCATCATGAATAGCATTCACTATTCTTGCATTATAACCATTTTTTCTTATTCTATTATTTAAGCGAACTAACGCTAATTTAGTAGTTGATGCCCCAGCACCCTGAAATGGTAAATTTTTTGATTGATTTATAGCATGTGCTACCATAGCTTTATTATCCCAATCAATTTCATGTAGGTCTACTCTACGACCATCTAGTGGAGATAGAGCAAAATGTTCAGATTCTACACGTTCTACTATCTCATCCATAAAAGATTTTACTCGTGTAAATACTGCGAAGTATCTATTCATTAGAGCTCTTGCATCTGCATAAGGAATTTTTAATTGAGTAGAAAGTTTTTTAGGTCCAGCACCATATAGTAGTGCAAATGTTATTGCTTTACATTGACCACGTTCAGTAGGGCTAATTGAATTATAATCTTTTTCGAAGAGCAAACTTGCAGAGTAAGTATGTAAATCTACCCCTGTAGTTAATGCCTGAATCATCTGAGGTTCTTGGCTTGCATGTGCTAATAAGCGTAATTCTTGCATTTTATCTTTATTTTCATAAAGTATGGGACTGCTCTTTACCTTAGTAATAGTGTTACTGTAGGTATACCATGTAAGTCCTCGACACTTGCCCAGAGATTGGTTCTCTTGCTAGCTCGGGATTGCCTTCAACGGACTTGTTAAGGTTTCCCCGAATTAGTGGTATGTTCTTCTATAAATTTCTTTATAGAGGGGCCTAATTTATTATATTTACGTTGTAAAAACACATCAGCATTTATGTACACGTGAGAGACAAATTTTATTATTTCTTTTTGCGTACAAATTCTAAGCACTCCCAAATAGGTTTTAAACTGTCCAGTGACTTTTATTTTATTTTTATTAAAAAATGTTTTTAATTGTTTATAAAATTGTTTAGAACCAGTAACTATTTCTATTTGATTTCTATTATTTGAGAGTTGCCTAATATACCCATCCCCATCTAAAATTCCTCTAATAATATCCCAAGTTAATTCTATTTTTAATTTTAAAGTCTTACTTTTATTTGGGGTAATTCCTAAGGTGGTTAAATATGTATGAACCTCCTTATTTCCAAATCTAACAGAATACATATAAGAATTAAATTTTTTATTTAAATATTTTCTTGGCTTTATATTATATCCTATAAATTTAGCATATTTGCACAAATGTTTTTTATCGATTTCTGCAGCACTAATATCTATAGTATATTTACTATTTTTTGGGTCTGATAAATTACCATCAGCCATTAAAAATCCTAACCAATACTGAATAGTTGGATTTTTTAGATTTTCAAATGGGTTTGTCTTTACAACTTTTTGAGTTTCCGAAGGTCCTTTCAACATATAATTATTTCTTAATAAAATTCTACGAATTGTGGTATTATATGTTTGAAATTGTTTAGCAATCTCGGTAGGAGAAAGTCCATCTTCAAATAACTTACAAATTTTTAATTCTAAATCATTAGTATATTTCATATTTTAATATACCAATTAAATATAATAAAGTCAAATATCTTGACCCGAAAAATCTGCGCTTATAAAATTCCATGTAGGGTCTTGAACACCAAAAGGAGTTCTATAGTCCTGTTCTTTTGGCAGGTTCATCATATTAGGATCATCTGAACTTATTCTACCAGTTTGAGCTTTTAATTGACGATACTTGGAATGTATTCTATTATCAAATTTATGTATATTGTTTAAGAAAGCTAATCCATAAGTTGATATTTTCTTTTGTTCTTGTCTATAGTCTATTAAATCTGCAATTACTTCGTGCTTATCTTTATAAAATTCTAAGTATTTTGCGTCAGTACTAGTTAATTCTAACTGTGTAACTTCACGTAATCTAGGTAATAATTGTTTAGGAGAATTATAATTAATTACGTATTCTACCTCACCAAATAAATCAGTACTTATATTGGCTTCAATAAAGTACTTGAAGTGTTCGTCTAATTTTGTTTTGGATTTAGCCAAACTTACCTTTGCTTTTTCTTCAAGAGGTATCCATAAATCCTTATCCAAATAAATACCATCAAGTGACATATTACCCAATACAGCTGCAGTTTCATTTTCTAATAAAGATAATTCTTCCATATCTCTATCTTTCAATAATTTTTGTATATTACTATAAATAGGTAGTAAATATTCAACATCCTCCGCAGCATACATAATTTGTTCATGAGAAAATTCTTCACCATAGCGATGATCTTGAAAAGTGTCTCTAACAGATTTTTCTAGAATAATGCCCATGTATTTTTTTGTGACTCCCTCTAAACTAAAAGCTACTCCCTTTTTACCTTGATTCAGTAACTGTTCTCCAAGCATAGTACATTTCATATTATTTAAAGCTATTCCATAATTGGCCTTTATTTGCATATAATCAAATATAGAATTATGTAATACTTTAGTTATTTGATGTTGATTTATAGAAGTAAGTAATTGTTTAGTTACCTTTTCTCCTATTTTTGCAACATCAAATACATATTGTCTAGCAGGAGTACCGATTTGTATTAATAGAATTTTACTAATCAATGGATCTAGGCCAGTGGTTTCAGTGTCTATTGCAATGGAATCTTGTTTTAAAATCCAATCTATAGCATCTTGTACGTTTTCAGGTTTATCTATAAAATTATATTTATCCATTATCCGAGATACTCTCTGAGCTGATTTGCATATTTATCGTCTTTTAATTTATCTATTGTTTTTTCTTTTATTTGTCTGATTCGTTCTCGAGTTAATCCATGATCTACACCTATTTCTTTTAAAGTGTATGGGCGTAGTTTATCTATTCCAAAATACATTATTAAAATATCTCGTTCTCGTTCAGAAAAATCATCTAGAATGAATTCTAGTTCATCTTTTACATCTTCTAACAGAGCTGCAGGATCTATGACTGTGTTATCAGGTAGTATATCATTTAAATCTTTTGAGTTATCAGTTCGTGGTGCATCTATATCAACTGTACCATAATTATATTTTAATACCTTTATTACTTCTTCGTCATCACTATATTCAATTAATTCTTCATCACTAATCGCATGTCCAAGTTCCTGTTCAAGTTCAGTTCTCATTTTTCTAAGATTTGATAACTCAAGTAATACGTTTAAAGGTAATCTAACTATTTTAGTATTTTCTTCTATAGCTTTACGTATTGTCTGTTTTATCCACCAAACAGCATAAGTAATAAATTTTGAATCTCTTGTAGGATCAAATCTATCAAAAGCTTTTACCAGTCCTGTATTTCCTTCTGCTATAAGTTCGTCTAATGGCAGACCTTGGTTCTGATATTTCTTTGCCACACTAACAACAAATCTAAGATTTCTATTTAATAATTCTTCGTAGGCTTTTCTATCACCAGCTTTTGCTTTATCTATTACACTCTTTTCTTCTTCTTTTGTAAATGGTGGAAATCTACGTATTTCTTTCAAGTATTGTTCCATTTAAATTTCCTTTGGTTTGAGATGTTCAATTGATTCACCATTATCTATCATTTCACATATTTTACATTTAATGATATGTTTTCTTCCATTACAGTTTTCAGGATTTTTCCAATTATGAAAAATTCTATCATAATGCAAGTCGTCAGTTTTCATCTCTGTTTGTATATTCCAAATCTCTTTAAAATCTTTAGATTGGCTACGATGTTGTCTGCCATCGTCTGGCTTATTAAAAATTTCCATTATAATGTATGAATAAATTCTGCGGGGTTATGCTCTCCTCGCAACCAATTTAAAATATAACTAACGCCATAACTTGCGGCATGAATATTACCTCGTTGTACAATACCTTGCTCTAATTCCCAGGCGTTTTGACAACTACCATCTTCTACTTCTTCATCTGGCAATGTATTCAACATTGATTCATAAGTATGTTTTTTACTTTTTGTGTAAGTTGCATATGATTTTCCTTCACTTCTCAGGTCTATCCAGTATGTTTCAGGTGAATCATTAAAAACATAATCGAACATCATTTTTCGAAATCTAGTATTATCTACTGCAGCAACTATACAATCAAATCCCTTGAACATACTTTTTTTATCTATCTTTTTATTCAAGCCTTCCATTCCATATCTAGCTGCTATGATTTCAACTTTAGGATCTAATACGTCAGATTTATTAAAATTTTGATAAGGTAGATTTTTTATATCCACGTCGTCATAGTCTGCGAAAGTTATTAATGCTGTCGTTATTTGATTTGTTTTACGTAAGCGATCTAATTCAGGTGCCATCCAGGAACCTATACCTCCGGCACCAACAATTAAAATATTTTTTACTTTTTTCATGTTTTCTATTATCTTTAGATGTTTTAAATTAAAAAGGTTTTATTTTATTAATAAATAAGCTCCTCCAAAACCTCTAGTTTCTTTATATCTGGCCGTGGCAATATTTGGATTGTCAGATCCCTCATTATACCAAGCCATTATATCTTTGTATAAATTTGAATAAATTACATATATTCCAGCATAACCTGCACCATCAATATCCATTTCTGATGGTATTGGTCTCCAGTAAGGATGATTGTGAAATACTCCGATGAAGGAAAGTGGTGCTTTTGGGTTCATATGTACATTGCTATTCATAAGTACTTTATTTAATAATTCATTTCCATCCATTATATAATCAGCAATACCCATGCCAGCAACATTTTTTATAGGTATAAAGTTAACCATTTTATACAAGCCAGAATCTTTATCTATAATGTTGCCCATTATAGCACCACATATTTCCTTATCAGGGGAAGTTTTTGCGTAGTCTATTAATTCATTTAATTGTATATAGGTTAACAAGAGTCCAGTCTTGTTGTCCATGCTTCCTCGTTGTTTGCAAATTGATAGTTTAGATGATTATCTAATCCATCAATATCTTGTTTTAAAATGTGTAATAGTTGTCTTGTTTCGTGTCTTTCTTTTTTATGTATTAATTTTTTAATAAAAGTTCCGTGCATTTCAGTATCAGGACAACCACAATAAAATACACCTCTATATGTCTTATTTGGATGTCCCTTTAATTCTGCATTTACTCCATGCATTCGAAATACCTCGATTTTGTATTAAAGGTAGCGTGGGGATTAACCCACGCTTAAATATTATCCTCCTACAAGAGCATTAGTTAGAATAACATATTCTGCATCTAAAAGTTTTTCAACGGTTAAGTTATTAGCGTTTTGTTGAACGCCATCTATATATAACCATTTTTTACTATTAGCCATTTCGTTTTGTATTCTAGATAATGCAATTTCAGGAACATCTTGCCATTCGTCATGTCCACGAGAACTAACGACTCTAACAGTGATCTTACGTTCTAATTGTTCCTGAAAGGCTTCGATACTTACTTTTTCATTTATCATTATTTTAGTTGGTTAACCAATCAGTTTAAGGTGTGGATATCCTGCGCTAGTGCCTGATCATTAGTAAGCGCATATAAGCGGTTTATGAGTTTGTCTTTTCCAACCTGTGATGTTGATTTATCGACTATACATATGTATCTACCAGATGGATATTCATAAACTTCACATTTGTCTGTGTTTGCTACCACATATTGTCTAAGTTTTCCGTTTACTATATAACCCTCTTTTACAGTAACCTCATTCATTTGAATGTTTTCTTGTTTACTCAACTTGAGAGTTTTTTCTGTTTCATCAAGTAATTTTTTACTCTTATCTATTGCATCTTGATATTCAATCTTAGCTAATTTTAATACAGATTTTGCATCATCTATGGTCATACCTTCGATAACTTTATCACCTAAAAGTAATTCCATAATTTCACCAAGATCTCGTAAATTTTGCATATTTATTAGTCTATTTGTATCTCTGACTTTATACTCATTATCCCCTAATACAATATACATTAAATTTTTTCTTCGTTCAAGGGGTAATTTAAAAGAAAACCCCTCATTATATCTCATACCAGATACCTCAAAATCAACACCAGTTTGTAAGTATCTGTGAAATTTCAATGAACAACTACTAACATTAGCCAAAAATTCATCAAAATCTTCTTGAGTAGTATAACATACTGCTCGTCTTAAACAGTCTGAAATTTCAGCTTTATTTATTCTATATTCATTTAAATAAGTTTTTGTACTATCAATACCTGCAGTATTTGTAGAAACATCATATACTAATTTAAATTTTACTTCTCCAAGTTGGCCTTCTGAACTTACCCAAGATGCAGATGATACAAATTGTTCAAAAGTGGCATCCCAGTTTATATCATCGAACTGATGTGCTCTGGATAAATCATATAAAATGTTGTACACCCAATCACTAGAGTCTGTACGACTAAGTGTTTGTCCTTCATATTCGATTTTATCTTTTTGCACAGTCATTCCATTTAGAATTAATTTTTTCTTACCAGTCTTTATACCTTCTAGTCTTTCTTTTAATTTGGCCTCTAGAATTTTCTTTTCTTCTTCGGCTTCCTTTTCTCGTCTAGTCTCTTCAGAGAATTTTTTAATAGAAAGTTTTAATTGTGAGGCATCACATAGCTGAGTGTTATCACCAGTAACGTGTCTAGCCATCCACAATAGCACCTGTGTGGTAGGTAATGTAATTTCTTCTGTAAAAATTACTTTACCAAATACCGCGTTCTTATCTAATGCAAAAATATTATTATAACTATAATAATTTTTTCTACCAAATATTATAACTCTTTTTGCATCTGCATAATTAAATAATGCATCTGTATGACTAAGTAAGAATATTCGTCTGTGAGATGCTGTTCTATAATAATCATTTGTAAATACTGCTAAAATACCTAGTCTATAATTATCTTTTTCATAGACACTCTCTATATATCCAACTGGATTTTCTCTAGTGCCACTTCCTAATAATTTTTTCTCTAATAGATCATCTGTAACTGAAGTAATTTTAGCATTTGGCATTAACCAATCACACATGGATTGTATTTGATCAAATGTATTATCCATTGCCATAGTTGTGTTTATAGCCGTATCTTTATTTAGTTCATCTAATTTTAATTTTTCTAATATTCGAGGTCCATTAGTAACTTCAATAAACCAAGTCAAATCATCACAAATATTCATAGATCTAAATTTATCACGTTCTTCTTTATTAAGAGCTTTAATTCCCATTTCATGACAGAAATGTAAATTTTCTAATAGAGTATGAAACTGCTCAGCATCTATTGTTTTTACTTTAATAGAAAGTTTGGAGTTAGTAAAACTATCTGAGGCAAACTCAAAATAAGAAGTAGTTACAGGAACTAGTAGAGTTTGTTTTTGTTCATTACCATCAGAATCAAGAACTTGAGGTACTTGACCAGCATGTATTTCTAATCTACCTCCCCAATCATCATTAAGATACATAGTGTGAGTGATAGTATTTATCCCGTTATCTATTACGTGATTTATCGAACCCACACTAGTATGTTTAAATGGTTTTCCTAAGTCTTTTAATTTTTTAGCAACCTCTTCTTGTACAGAAAAGGCTTTTGTCATTTCTTCTTCTGAGAATTTTAATTCGTACATCTCATTAAATAATGGCAAAGTTTGTTGTGTCACTTTCATGTTGTCTTTGTTTTATTAATTAATTAAAAAGTTCTTTTTTAATTGGTTTAGGTTTTTCCTCATTAACTAAAGTTGCTTTCAAGTCACTCTCATCTATATCGCATGTAGTTAATACAAGATAATTATTTTTATCAGGATACACAGCCAACTTTTTACCTATGAATTCATTTAATTTAGTTACTCCGTGATATTTCATAAGCTGTGCTACAGCGGACATTGGAGAAATTCCATTTTTACCAGTTGAATACCAAAGACCTTTTATATCTTTATCTCCTTTATAATCTTCTACCCAGCAGTCTGAGATAGTGAAATTGCGACCATTCTCATCCTCTACAGTAAATTCTACTTTCTGAGATACCTTATCGGGCATAACCACATCTTTTAAATTAATAACTTTTACTGTAACATCTCTATCTAAACTACCTATAGATTTATTTAAGAAGTCTTCCATATTGTTTTCTGTTTGATTGTTTATATTTATTAAATGTTTCGCATAGTATTTAATAAATGTTTTGAATATTTAGCATTTACTCCAACCACAGTTAATACAAGTTTTACATCCATCCTGATATATTATTGTACTTGTTTTACAAGAAGGACACTTTTCTTTTTTAACTTTAGTGCCATCCTGTATATAACGAGATAATAATTTAGAAAGATAAAATACAAAACTTGATAATTCATGTGGGTATTTATCTAGTATTTCTACTACGTCTTGTATCTTCAGGTTGTGACGTAATGCCATACCAATAATTCTAGCTATTCGTGTAGTATTTTTTTGATTCTCATATTTAGTAATTTGCTCTTCAATAAGTTTTTTAGGCAAACCTTTTTCGGTAAGAAGTTTTTCCATAGATTTAACAAGTTCTTCAGTAACTTCTGTACTCTCTATGTTATTTGTACTAACGAACATTGCATAGGGTCTAGTCATGGCTTCATCAACAAATGCTAGGTTAATGTACCATTTTTTACGACCATTATCTTTAATTTTAAATCCACGAGCAAAATATTCATTGGGTATTTTTCCTACATTCTGAATTACTTTATCGCCCGCTTCAGCGAACTGTCTTTCAAGTTCATTTTGATAAATCTTTACTTTTCTAGTTTCTAAAACAGCAGTCATCGTACCAGCTCTATATGTAGTGAGTCCTTTTATATTTGATTTCCAAGCATCCAAATATAAAGACTTGAAATCTTCATACGGGTAATCACTGGGTAAATTAACTGTTTTTGAATTATTCATATTAGTATAATGAGCAACTACTTTTAAAACATTTATATGATCTGTCACTGATAAATCCATAGCACTTGCAAATATTCCTTTTGATTGCATATCAAGTAATTTATCTTTATAATAATTTTTAGCAAATTCCCATCCATAGTCAGAAACAAGGACTGCTTTTACTAAACCTCTATTTTTATCAACCTCATAATCAATGTTTTCAAAAGTTCCTTTTAGAATTTGTTCATCGCCTTTAATAAAAAATTTAACATGTTCTGTTTCAAACCATTCTCCCTTCAATGGGTCTGGCCAAGTGAATCCTTTTCTTTTTAAACTACGTTTTTCATTTTCTGTAACTATTGCCCATCGAGTATATTCTAACATAAAAGAAGGCTCTATTCCACCAGTAACTATTCCTGCGTATATACTAGTATTTCCATTAGGTGCATTCATAGAATGATGAGAGTTTCTCATGTATCCAATGTTTTCAATTTCTTGTTTTACACTTGGAGATATTTTTAAATTGTTCCACCAATAGGTGCTAAAGTATTTCTCTTTATCAAATAATTTAAAACTTCCCTTTTCTTTTCCAAGTTGTGCCGATGCCAGTAATTCTGTTTCAGCTTTTAATTTATAAATATTTTTAATTAATTCCAGAGATTCTTCTGACCCATATCTTATACCAAACATTAGCATTAAAGATCCGAGTCCCATATTACCCAAACCTATTCTTCGTTTTTCTGTCATAGAATCTTTGTATTCTTTTAGTGGAGCTCTCGAAATATCATTTATATTATCTAAATATCTTACACCTAATTTTACACATCTAGCATATTCATCATAATCAAATTCTAATTTATTATTTATAAGTTTTACAAACTTGGTTAAGTTTAAAGAACCAAGATTGCAAACTCCTGTTGCCATACCAATTTCACCACAAGGGTTAGTAGCAAATATATCTTCAGCATAACTTAGAGCATTTAATTTATTAAATAAATCAAGAAATATTACACCAGGTTCATTACGTGTGTAGGTAGCATAAGATATGGTTTCCCACAGATCTTTTGCTTTAACAGTTTTATATACAATTACTTTATATCCTTTAGATTTCCAGTCTTTAATATCCCCTTTCCACTCATCTTCATATTTAGGGTGTTCTGTATCAGGAAAAATTAATTGCCAATCTTCATCATTTTCTACAGCTTTCATAAAACCTGTAGTAACACCTATTGACATATTAAATTTTGTAAGTCTTCCTGGAGTTTGTTTTGCAATAATATAATCTTCTATTTCTGGGTGCCATACAGAAAGAACAGCCATTTGTGCACCTTTACGAATTTTTGTTTTCTCATCATCATGCAATTCACCAAGAATCTTTTCTGATCCCATAGTAATTATTTTAGATGATACATCCCATAATTCCATAAAGTGTAGTACTCCTGGAGTACGGCTACCTATTCCTTTTACATATGAGCCTGCAGGACGAATCCAACTAAAGTTCATACCATAACCACCCTCAGACTTAAGGGTATGTGCCTGAGCCTTTAACATTGTGTAGATACCCTCTATAGAATCAGGATCTTTATAATTTATGTCTTTTGGATGATGCACATAACATTGCCCAGTCAAATAGCAATTATCAATAACCATTGTATGAGTTTCTTCTTCTACACAGCAAAATACTTCTTCTATAGTATTCATATTTTCAATAGAAACAACTTTTATACTAGTATATTTTTCTGGAACTTTACTATTAAACATGTTTTGCTTATGACTATTTTTAATAATCATCTTTTCATCATACATATATTTTTTTACTAGACTAAGTTTCCATAAAGGTTTATAACTACCATCAAATGGACTATGAGTTCGTACTAAGGTGATATTAGTAGTAGGTAGTCCAGCATATGTGCATATAGTTCGTATTTCTTGTAGTACTTCTTTATCTTTACAATGCAACATTACATGACCATTAATATCGACATGCCCGTCTGCTCCTATATAACCAGCGATAAACCCACGTAAGTAAGATTTAGATTCTTGTAGGGATGGTAAACTTTTTAATTTATTTTCTAAATGTGTTACTGATAGATATACATGGTCAACAGATTTAGTATATGATTCAAAATAGTCTTCAATTAAGTGTTTACTATCACCGTATTGTCTTAACATTGAATACTTACCACTCATATATAACCAACCATCTCCAAAAACTAATCCGTGTCGTACACCATTTAAGTAATCTAACTCATCATAATTAAAATTTGTAATTCCTACAAGTGGTATAAAAGAATTTTCAAGATCAACTGTTTTTACTCTTTTCCATCCGCCCTTATTATTTCGGATTACCCATTCATGCTCCGCAGTTGCATACAATTCGTCTTCATTTTCTAAAGTTATTTTATATAATTCCTGGTTACCATAGGAATACCATTTAGCAGGTCTGTACATACCATCTTCAGAAAGAACATTTACTTCAGTATCAGAAAGTTCTTTTGCATAAAAAATACCAATATCTGTATGTATTTTTGTATTTCCACTTATACAATTCATAAGTGTAGTAGCATGGCGAGTATCTATGCCGAGGTTTGCCATTATTCTCCCGCCAGGGATGAATTTAAAATCATTCAGAATAGAATAAAACTCATTTGAGATTTGTTTTCGTATTTCCTTGTTTTCTATTTTTGCGGCTTCAATTGCCAATCGTTTCCAAGTATCTTCGATTGTTGTCTCTCCAGGTCCTCTGTAATTATCGTTCCAGATTTCCTCTGAGTATTTATTCATCATATATATACCTCGGTTAATTACTTTTTATCACTACTTCCAAATCCCTTTGTTCCGCGAGTTGTTTCATCTAATTCAGTTACAAATTCAAAAGTTACTTTAGGTTGTTTATGTATAACTAATTGTGCAATTTTTTCTCCTCTTTCAATCTCTATAGGATAAGCACCACAATTTTGGAAAACACATTTTATTTCTCCACGATATTCTGAATCTATAACTCCAGCTTTTAATTTTAAAGTATTCCTTAAGGAATATCCACTACGTTCTTCTATTTGACCATAATATCCTTCTGGAATAGCTACTGCATACCCAGTTGAAACTGCTTCTCTGTTACCTGCAGTAATGTTAATTTTTACTGAAGAATATAAATCTATACCTGCATCCGTATCTCGTTCTCTAGTGGGAGCAGTTGACATATTATTTAATTTTTTAAATTTTAAATTAGCAGTTACTTGTGCCATTATTGTTCGTTTGGTTTTATTTCATTTAACTTTAGTTTAAACATATATTTAATTTCTGTTATTGGAAAAATTGCTGTTTCAAATTCTATAGCATTATCTATTTGTTCAAGAAATTTTGTATCTTTAAATCCTTTAACTTCTATTCCATCTTCAGCCATATCTATATCAGTCACTATACCTATAACACCAACAGCAATATCGGTAGTAATTCTTACTGTATCTCCAACCTTTATTTTTTTATATACAAATCTAGGATTCATGTAAGTTCAGCTTCCATTTCATCTACTTTATCGAGATAATTCTCAATATCAATTAACCACTCATTTTTAAATTCCTTGAAAGGTATAGATTTTCTAATATCTTCTTCTATAAATTTTTCAATTAAACTGATAGGAGTTATGAATACTTTATCTGGATACATTTTTTTAAAATGAATCATAAAGAATGCGATTCCTCCAAGGTTTTGTTGAAACCTCAAGTAAGCTAATTGGTGATCTTCGATATTTGCTAGTGGAAAACTTGTTTTACTTTGGGTCTCTTTTGCATCAAAAGCTATAGATTTTCCACCCTTTAATGTGCCTGTATAATCGACGGTTGATTGCTTTGCTACAAGACCCTTGCTAGTTATAATTATAGGAACTTCTATCTTAAGAATCAAGGCCCGATTATCTTTTCTGTATAAAATATTTTGTCTATTTGCTCTCTTTTCGAGATCGCTTCCTTTTAATCCCATTAAATTATTCTAGACCAATGAGTTGTAGTCTTGATTTGTGTTTTATAGTAAATTTCATCTTCCGGCAGATTATTTGGATCTAAATACCATGTAGTATGTCTAGCCATATATGGATGCCCAGTTCTGAAAGATCTAGCCCAAGCTGTGCGTTGTCTAGGATCATGTAATGCAAATGTAGTATCTATATCAGCTTTATACACACCAGGTTCTAACTGTGTTGTCCAAAATTGATTTTCCCAGCCTATAACAGAAGCTTTGTGTGGGAAATGATCTGGAAGATCATCTATTTTAAGACCAAGTCCTAATTTTAAAAACTGTGGATATTTTTTTAATATTGTGTACATATGTTGTATAATATCTGATGGGCATTCTTCTATAAGAACTACATCTGGATCTGTGTACACAAAGTAATTTTTATTAAATCTACTGTTATATAAACCAGATTTCCAAATAGCTTCGTGACCAAAATTATTTCCAAGCATTATAATTTCATACGAGAGTGTTTTATAATATTCAAGTAATGGTTCGTAGCTAGACTTATTGTCTAATATAATTATTGGATTTGGTATTTCTAAGTTCTCTATAGAAGTTATGCATTTTTTTAAACATGTCAGTCTATTAAAAGAATTTATTACAATTGGAATACTATCTACGTTCATTAAAAAATTCCCTCATTTGCTTGAGTTGCAATTCTAAATCTGGTGCTAAAAATTCTTCAGATATAGGAATTAAGCTTCTATTACATGGGTTACCAGAAGTAGTTTTATTTATTTTTAATTCTAATTCATAAACTTTACTAATCAATTTTAATAATTCATATTTATTTATTGGTTCACTAGCATAATGAATTATTTCTCCAGTATATACCCAGTTATGTTTTATAACTGTGTGTATGAACTTAGCTAATTCTAATGTAGTTACTCCACTCCATATGTGGTCTGTCCAACCAGATACTTCTTTTCCTGCCTGTGAAATAGCCCATTCGAGCAGAGAATATTTATTTTTTAGTTCTTCTCCAATTATAGAAGTTCTTATAACTAGACCATCTTTTGCACATGACTCACCAATTGCTTTTGACATTCCATATATATCTAAACTATCTTGCAAAGCCTCTTCGATATATGGACCATTATTTCCAGTAAATACACAATCGGTAGAGATATGTATTAGAGGAAATTCTAAATATTCTTTTTGTACAATTTTACTAAGTTGAATAGGAAACCACGAATTAATCTTGAATACATCTTCTTTTTCATAGAATTGTATTCTAGGTTTCACTATACCAGCACAGTTTATAACTGCAAGTACATCATCAGTTAAAAACTTTTCTACTTCATTTATTGGAGTGTTTAATATATTAAATTCATCTGATGTTGGGGCAACTACTTCATAATATTCTGAAAAATATGTTGCTACAACGTAACCTAACATACCATTACTACCAAATATAACTATTTTCTTTTTCATCTTTCTATCACTGCAAAAGGATCATGATGAGTATTTCCGTGAACAGGAAATCTAATATCATCTAATTTACTTTCTTCTGTACTACTTGTTGATAATACTAATAGTTTTGAATTAGAAGTTAATAATTTAAATCCATTAGCGTAACCAGCTGGAATATAGTATACCATAGGAACTTCAGAGGAAATAGCTGCCTTATATTTTATATCCCAGTTTAATTCCCATTTATTTTTAGTCAGGATCATGTGCACAGCCGCCACAATTGCACTACCAGATAACATAGTAAAATACTTTGCTTCGTTTTCATGTCCATGCCAAGCACGAATAAATCCTGAAACATGGTTTGTTACTGTATACATTCTCTTGATTTCAGATAAATCAAGTTCGTTATTAAATTCTAAAACACCACGATCATCAACAAAAATATCACCCTTATATAATTTGGGTTCTTGTATAATCATAATTTAAATTTGATTTATATTTGATTTATATCTAAGCTCTTTAAATAAGCTTGATTTGAATATCTAGCATTATCTAAATCTTTTATTCTTTTAGTTTTTACTAAATATTTTAATTCTTCTATTCCTTGATCTATTGAACATATGGGATTAAATTTTAAATGTGATTTGGCTTTATCACTTGAAACTCTATAGTTTCTTGTATCTTGAAATGGCATGTCAGTGTGGTCAATATATAGATCTGGAAAATGATTACGTACTTGATATGCAAGATCTATAATTCTTACATTTTGCTTGTGTATATTAAAAATTCCAGTAGATGGAGTGTATAAATTGTCCACAACTGTTTGAGCTACATCTCTAACATGTAATAATGGTCTGAATTGATCTCCACCAAAAACAGAAATTTTACCAAGTGTGTGTGCTTTTACAGTAAGTACATTTACAACTAAATCAAGTCTTATACGAGAGAATTGATCTCCTACTCCAAACAATGTTCCAAGTCTAAATATCAAAGCATTTTTATCTTCTAAATATTTTTCTGCTTCTAATTTGCTTATAGCATAGGCAGATAGGGGGTTAGTTGGTGAGGTCTCGTCGAGTTCTATATTTTGAGCTCCATACACAGAACAAGTAGACATAAATATTATTCTACCATCGTAATTCTCTGCAAGCCACTTAACTGTATCTGAATTAACTTGTTTAGTTAGAGCGGGGTCAATTTGACATGCACCGTCTCCTACTAATGCAGCAAGCCATATAACTGAGTGTGCCTGCTTGAGTAAAGGTAGTAATTTTTCTGTATCTCGTATATCACCATATACAAAATTTACATCCTTACGATAAGAATCCTCATAGAGTAATTTATCATATACAGTTATCTTGACACTTTGATGACCAGGAATATTTTGTATTATTTTATTTTCTTTAAGTAAATCTACAATTATCCCACCTACATACCCGGCCCCGCCGACTACTAAAATATTATGCATTTTCTTCTGGTTGATTATTTATAAATGCAGTATGACTTATTAGTTCAAATACTAATAAACGATTATCATGTGCTGTGTATTTATTTTGTATATAAAAATAATTTTTAATTAAATTAGTCCAATATTTAATTCCTTTCTGTATTCTATGAATATCTATTCCATCTACCATTTCTTTATGATTTGCAATAGTAAAAAAACTATATTTAGAAATATAAGATAAATATTTTAGCACTGATAATATTTCTGATTCATCTAAATGTTCTAGACAATCCATAGCAAATAAAAAATCATGTCTTATTAAATATGCTTCTCTTTGTTCTCTGCTGTTTAAATCTAATTCTATAAAATTAATATCATAACTATGAAATTTTTTTATATCAGTAGATGTTATTAAAAATGAATCATAACTATTTAATAATAATTTTATAAAAATACCACGACCACTAGAAATATCTATAATTGTTTGATTTTGTTTATGATATTTTTGTAAAAATTCAAGTGCCTTGACATATCTTAATTCATCATCCGGGTGGAAATTATAATTATCTGTTTGAAACAATTTTTTGTATATATTATTATAATTCATTTTTTATATAATTAATGATTAATTCAGAAGTCTCTCCTTTTCCTAACCAATAAGAATTCATACTCTCTCTATGATTTAACCAATTTATTATATCATTAGGTAAATGAAGTAAACTGTATTTTAAATCATTTACATTAACCATCATAGAGCAATGGTTCACAACAGATTCTGGTCTCTCTGTAAAGTCACGAGGAACTATAACAGG